GAAGCCCAATTGAAAGCAATGAAGATTGGTGCTGGTATCAGTGGCAACGTAGAAATTCCGGGGTGATATATGGCTGTATCGGATCAAGAAGTCTCAGCATGGTTAGCGGCTAACCCGTTCGCTACTGACGCACAAATCGCTTCTGCGATGGATCAGTATGGGGTTAGTTCTGCACAGATGGCCCGTGTTACTGGGTTAAGTGTTCCTGTGGTGGAGCAGCGTAAAGCAGCAGCGCAGCCCAGTTATTCTCAAGACTACGTTAACCAGCTTGTCAGAGAAGCAGCGGCACAAGCAGGAGGAACATTATCGTATAGCGATGTTCTGAATGCAGCCCGGAATATGGGCATACCAGAATCAATGGTAGATGCTGCAATGTCAACTGGTGTTATTACTGGTGGGCAAACACCTGCACCTGCTGTTCAAGCGCCTGAGCCTGTTGTTCAAGCACCGGAACCTGCACAATGGGATTACAACGAATATCTTGATACTATTAAAAAAGGCGGTGATTACACACAAGCCATTGGGAATCTTGCAGCGCAGGATCCTGTTATGGCTAACAATGCCCAAAGAATTTATCAAGAAATTCAAAACCAGCAGAAATTAGGCACTGCTGATTCATGGGCTAAGGGTAATACGGCATCTAAAGAAGCTGCTGCTGCTGATTTTGCTTTGCGTTTGGCAGAGGCTGGTGTTTCTTCATTGGGCGAGGTTGGTCAGCGTACAGTTGAAACCTTAGATGGAGAAGGCGGCACATATTTCAATCTTGAATACTTTAATAAGGCAACCGGAGAGCCTTTAAAAGATTGGGATCGTCTTTCGCAAAGTTTCAAAAGCGGAACAAAACTTAACTATCGGCTTGATTTCACGCCTGATGGAATAGCTGTTCCATATACGACTCCAAAACAGAGTGATTGGGTTGAGTTTCGTGAAGGTACTTTAAAACCTGCTGCTGCACTGTTTGGTAGTATTTTGCTTGGCCCCCAAGTTTCTAGTTTGATAGGTTCTGCGACTGGTCTTACTGGCGCTGGATTGAGTGCTGCAACAGGTGCGACTTTGGGCGCTGGTTCTGCTGCATTGACTGGTGGAGATATATTGAAAGGCGCTCTCTTGGGGGGTGCTGCTGGCTATGCAACAGGATCAATTGGCGGCGGTGATGTTGGAATAACAGATAGACAGTTTGCAATTGCAGATGCAAAACAATTGGCAGATGCTGGATTGAATAGCGCACAAATCGCCGATGTTCTGAGTTCTGCCGGGTTCAATGATGCAATCATTAGCCGCGCTATCGGCTCTATTGGCGCTGTTCCTGCTGATAGTGTTTTGGTGACTGCTCCCAGAATACAGCAGCCTGTTGGTGTCGCGCCTGGTCTTTTGGGCGCATCTATTGGCGCCCAATCAATTACGCCAAGCCAGTTGATGCCGCCTTCAGGTCAGACGGTTGAGATTGTTGGTGAAAGGCCGCGAGATACAGCGATTCTTCCTGGTGTTATTGGCAACAATATATCAGGCGGTATAAGCACTACACCTATTACATCCGACCAAGTTGTTGAAATTGTTGGTGAACGACCGAGAGATACTTTAGTTCCTCCATCTACTATTACTGAGCCAGTAATTCCAACGCCAATCATTCCAACTCCAATTGATATTCCAAAAATTCAAGCGCCAAAAGATGTAACAGTCAAAGACGTTATCAACACGATTGGCGCTGTTGGCACTGTCGCTGGACTGGTAGATTCGGCAACGTCTGGAGATAAGGGATTTGATATTGTTGATATCCCATCTGAGTGGAGAACGCCTACAGTACCTGGTGGTTCCGCATGGCCTAGACTGACACCAATTGACTTTGGTACACGCGAATTGCTGCGGGGCACTCAGTGGGAAAGGTTCATTAATCAGCCAGTTGCTCAGATCCCAGTTGTTCAGCCGCAACAGATGAATATGTCTTATGCTGATTTGGTAAGTGCTTTGCAAGGAAACCAAGGCCCAAGGCTTACCATTGGCGACATTATTTCTGGAATTCAAGGACAGTATGGACAAGTTAACCCAAGCGCAATGGGCTGAAAACCTGCTGAATGATGACTTTTTCAAGAAAGTCATTGAAGATTTGAAAAAACAGCAGATTGGTGTAATAATTAGTTCAACCCCGTTAGATGTGGATATAAGGGAAGACGCTTACAAGCACATCAAAGCGATTGATCTCATTGTCGGACACTTGCAAGGCATTGCAGCCGAAAAGCAAATCCGGGAAAAGAGATTCAAGATTCTGTGAGGAAACTCACCCGTGCTGGCGGTTCCAGTGATTTTTGAGATGACACATGGAAAACACCAACCCGCAAGGGAGTGAAAGCCTGAACGTGAATCAAGCCGCCTCTGCGTTTCTTGGTTTGATGGGTGACGATGGAGCCGAACAAGGCCAACCGGAGGAAGCCCAAGCGACCGAGGAAGCCGTAGAAGAATCTACTGAAACTGAAGCAGAATACGCTGAAGAAGAAGTAGAGGAACAGCCAAAGCCTCGATATAAGGCCAAGGTGGACGGTGAGGAAATCGAGGTTGATATTGATGAGCTAATCAATGGATACCAGCGAACCGCAGATTACACGAAGAAGTCTCAGGCTCTTGCTGAACAGCGTAAGGCGATTGAAGCCGAGCGAGTTCATCTTGAGCAAGTGAAACAAGAGCGACAGGCATACGCCCAGAAACTGCAAGCACTCAATCAATTTTTGAGTCAGCAGGATCAGGGAGAAAACCTAGAAGCCCTCAAGGAATCCGACCCGATTGGTTATGCCGTGAAGGTCGCAGAACGCACCGAACGCGAGAAACAACTTGCAGTCGTACGCGCTGAACAGCAACGCATTGCCCAACAGCAACAAGCCGAGCAACAGCAGTCCCTGCAAAACCATCTCAAGTCCGAAGCCCAAAAGCTGAGTGCGGCGATTCCTGAATTGTCCACGCCAAAAGGTGATGAGGTTCGCAAACAAATCCGCGAATACGCAAAATCTCAAGGCTGGTCAGATGAGGAACTTGGTTCAGTTTATGACCATCGCGCTGTTGTAGCTTTGTATAAAGCAATGAAGTTTGAGCAACTTCAGAAGTCGAAACCTGAAATCCAGAAGAAGGTTTCACAGGCTCCTAAGATGCTTAAATCTGGAACTTCAGTGCCGCCTACGAAGTCTCAGCAGGATAAACAGTTGTCGCAACGGCTGAAACAGACTGGTAAAGTCAAAGATGCTGCTGCGCTTTTGGAACGATTCCTTTGATATTGGAGTTTTGAAATGGCAACCTACCAAACCTACACCGCTGTTGGTCAGCGTGAAGACCTGTCTGATGTTATCTATAACATCTCTCCCACCGATACCCCGTTCATGTCGTCTATCGGCAAGACCAAAGCTACGGCTGTTCTGCATGAGTGGCAGACCGACAGCCTGGCCGCTGCCAGCCTGAGCAACGCCGCTGTTGAAGGCGCTACCGCCTCTGACGCTACGATGTCGCCCACGACCCGTGTTGGCAACCGCACCCAGATTTTCCAGAAAACCATCAAGATTTCTGGCACCCTGGAAGCTGTTGACAAGGCTGGCCGTAAGTCTGAAAAGGCTTATCAACTGGCTAAGGCTTCTGCCGAAATCAAGCGCGACATCGAACTGACGCTCCTGTCGAACCAAGTCGCCTCCAACGGTAACTCCAGCACCGCCCGTACCCTGGGTGGTCTGCAAGCATGGCTGGCTACCAACGGTGATTTCGGCACTGGTGGCTCGGCTGGCGCTTCTGGCACCACTGCCCGTACCAACGGCACGAACCGTACATTCACTGAAGATATCCTGAAAACTGTCATCAAAGAAGTGTATGAGTCTGGTGGTTCGCCTAAGGTTCTGATGGTCAATCCCGGCCATAAGCAAACCGTGTCGGCTTTTGCCGGTATCGCTGCCCAGCGTTACATGGCTCCGTCGAACGAGCCGACGACCATCATCGGCGCTGCTGATGTGTATCTGAGCGACTTTGGCACTGTTTCTGTGGTTCCGAACCGCTTTATGAACAGCACCAACAGCGGTAACGAGACTGCCTTTGTGGTTGATCCCGACATGGCTGCTGTGGCTTATCTGCGCCCGTTCCAAACCAACGAACTGGCTAAGACCGGCGACAGCGAAATGACCCAACTGCTGGCCGAACTGACCCTTGAGGTCAAGAATGAAGCCGCCCACGGCATCATCGCTGACCTGAGCTAATCAGGTAAAACTGAAAGAAGCCTCGGCCCACAAGGTCGGGGCTTTTTTCTTTACCCCATTGCTGATAGAATTTCAAGCATGAAAACCCCTGAATTCCGCAAATCTGTTGCCCATGCTGACGGTGAAGGCGGTCTGATTATTCAGACTGTGCAGGACGTTTCTGGCATCGTTGAAGCCAACAAAAAGGAATTCAACTCATACGATGAACGGGCCAAGTGGTCTGATGATCCGTATGGGAACAAAATCGCATCTATCCCATTGACGGTAATTGATGACCTGAACAAGCAAGGCATCATGCGTGGCTTTCATGTTGTTGATGAAAAGCGTTTCCGTCATTGGCTTAATCAGCGTGATAATCGTGCATTCCGGACTCGCCCCGGAGTTGTGTAATGGCTATAACCAGCTACTCGGATTTGCAGACAACGATTGCCGGGTATCTGGCACGATCTGACTTGTCTAGCCAAATCCCTGATTTCATTCGTCTTGCAGAAATACGACTGCGCCGTGATTTGCGTATTCGTCAAATGCTCAAGACCGTTACAACGTCAACGACTGCTGGTGATGCTACTGTCGAACTTCCTAATGATTTTCTTGAGGTTAGGGATTTTGTTATTGCTGGCAATCCTGTTCAGCCTCTGAATTACGCAAGCCCTTCAGCGTTCAACCGTAATTCACGCACATGGGAGACTGGAAAGCCACTGGATTACACGATCCTGGCTAATGAGTTCCAGTTGGCTCCATACCCTGATGGTGTTTATACGGCTAAGTTGCTGTATTTCGCTGCTCCTGAATTCTTGAGCGACACGAACACATCTAATGTGTTTTTGGCTAACACGCCTGATGCCTTACTGTATGGGGCACTGATTGAAGCCGAACCGTGGCTAATGAATGATGCTCGGATCAATACATGGAGTGTCATGTTTGACCGTGCGATTTCTTCTGTGACTCGATCTGACCAACAGGGCCAGTATTCGGGTGTTCCCCTGGCAATGAGAACTGTGATGAGGTAAAAAATGGCTGAAATGTCCAACTACCTAGAGAATGCACTGATTAACGCAGTG